AGATCACTTTCTTTTTCCATAGCAGAAATTAAATCAAAATATGCTCTTTTAAGCATGTTTAACTTTTGAGTTAATGTTTGCTTCTTATTAATTACTTTTTGGTTAGGAGCAGTACCTTGTTTTTTTTGCAATTGTAACATTCTAAGTTGAGCCATTTTTTCTTCAAAGTCAGAAGCTTCGTCAACAGAATTTTCTTTAATGGTAGTTCCTGTTTGATACTTAATTATTTCCATAGCTGCGGCTTTCATGTCTTCATCATGCTTATTAAACCAAGCAACTACCTCAGCGTTATCTTTTTCTGCTCTTCTTCTTTGTGCACCATCGTCAATATAATTTGTGTAAAAATCATACCAACGAATTGCTTTATCAGCTAAATCTTCAGCAGAAGTAGAAAGTGGGTTTGTGATTTCTTCTTTAACTAAAGATTCTTTAACCATTTTCTTTAATTTATCTGAATAACCAGAAGCAGCATATTTTCCAGATACTTCTTCTACTTCTGTTTCTTGATATCCTAATCCCTTAACACCAAATGCAGCATTTTTCATATAGTACTGTCCGTCTTTAGCTAAATTTTTAGCTACAATTTTACGGATTTCGTCTAATGATTTGTCTGGGTTTTCTTTAGCTTCAAAGTAAATACCATTCAATACTTCTTGACCAATTTGGTTATCTAAATTGTTTTTATCTTTATAATCGTAGCCATGGGCTTGGATTTCTTCTACTTCTTTAGTAGTTTTCTTTTCCTCTACCTTAGCTTCTTCAGCTAAGAATTGAGCGAATTTGTTTTCCCATGCTAATTTTGGAGAAGCTTCAATTGTATTGATTGGTTTTAGATCAACATAATTTTCGGAAATTACTCCACGTGTTTTCAATATTTTAGTTGATTCTTCAAATCCCATTGGGTTTGTCAACATATCAGGGAATTGCTTTTTAGCTTCGGTAAGGAATACACCCTTGTGACCTTTTCCCGCTTTAATTAAATTGTATTGTTCTTGTAGAGTCATTATTCTTCTCCTTTTAGTAAAATTTCTATATCGTTTATATAATCGTTAATCAAATCTGTGCCTTTAACTACTGAATAACTGGTTGGGTTTTCTCTATAGTATGCTATAGTTTCAATTTTACCTTGACGCAGTAATTTTTTTATGTCTTCAAGTCTAGCTTCTAAAGAATCAAATGCCATGATGCGTTCATCTTGGAATTTTTTTAGGGTTTCATCCCCTTGTTCTTTAATTTTATACTTATACATATTAAAATAAATTCTTAACTTCTAGACCAGATCCTTTCTGCACGTAGTTTCCTTTTTTATCTTTTGGAACTAGTTTGTATTTGAATTTCTTAACGTAGTAGTTATCTTTAACACCTTCAGGTCCGGCTTTAGGGCCTGGTCCTAAAGTTGCACCTATATTTTCTTCTACAGGTTCAAATCCTAGTTTTTCTAGCTCTTTAGGTGCTTTAACTTTTTTAGCAAATGCATATTTACCTAAATAACCACCTGCTCCACCAGAGGTGGACATTTCTTTTAATTTATTGGATAATTTATATTTGTACCCCATTTGCTTTTCTAATTTCTTGAACTAGTTCGTAGTATTGCATTAAATCTACTAAATTGTCGTCATTAACTTTAGAAGTTTTGTCTAGTTCAACTAAATGTTTGGTTATTTCTTCAACCTTAATTTTAGTAGCTGGATCTTTGATAGTTTTAATACTTTTACTTAAATGTTCTTTAAGCTTTACAATTTTAGTGTTGTAGAAATTTCTTAACTCAGGGGTTGAGTCTACAGAATTAATAAATTCTTTAAGAATTTGTTTTTGTTCAGGAGATATAGAATCGTATTTTTCGTTGAATTTTTCTAAAAGAACTCTGTATGTAAGAATTCTTAAATCCTTATCGTATGCTTGGAATTCTTTTAATATATCCTCTTCTACATCAGCAGAATTTACATCTTGTTTGGTTAAAAATTCTAACAATACAACTTTGCAATCTACCATTTGGGAAGGTGCTACAAAAGTAGTGGAATTAAAACCTTCAATTAATGTGTAGATAGAGGCTAGCTCTTTGTAATTTTTAATTTTAATACCAAAGAAAGTATCAAGATCGTAGTGAGCTTTAATTTCTTTAATTAAATTATATTTTTGTCTCTTTAATGAAGATTTGTTCAAATTAGCAGATGATTCTAATACTGTACTGATGACTGTATTGGCTCTGCCTTCATTTAATACTTTAGACTTTAAAATAGATTCGTATAGTTTATACTCTTTGCCTATTTCACTCTTGACAAAATATTTTTTCATGATGTCAATAGCAGGGGAATCTACTCCTTTTAATGTGTCTATTGTCACCTGCCTTACTAGCAATTCAAATAAGATACCAGTATTACGGAATTTGCTGTGTTTGATTTTCATCAAAGAAATATATTTGTTTATAAATATTAAAGAAATTTTACTCTTTTAACTGTTTTTCATCTAGTAACGAAGTATCGTCTTTGTCCTGTTCAAATATCAGTTTTTTCTTGTCCATTTTAGAAAACATATCTTTGTTTTTCAAGAAAACAACTTGAGCATTTTCAAGTGCCATACCACTTTTATTAGTATCTGTTCGGCTATCAGATGAATCATTTTTATCAGTGTCTTTCATTCGTTTAACACCCAAACGATCTTTCCCAAAATTACTATTTTGTTTTCCAATAGTAGTAATAGAATTTTTTGGTCTACCTAATGGTAAATCTTCATCATATCCACTTGGTACATTTTTAGGATCCGAATCGTTTCTGCCCTTACCATATAATGAGGCCAAATCGTGTGGTGTACCGTATGATTTACCACTTTCTACTGGGTCATTGCCTTCGTTTTCAATTTGAGTAACGCGGAATGCTCGTTTAGCATCTTCTCTGATTAAATCTCTATATTCATCGTACTGGTCTTCAGATAAGTGGAATATATTATCGTAAATCCAATCTGTAGGTAATAATTTTTGTTCTATCAATTGTTGAGCTAGTTCGGCTTTAGATTTCATTAGCTCAATTTTCTCTTGTTCAAATATAATAGAAGGAGTTTGCATAGACAACTCAAAGTTTGTCAAAGCTTCATCTCTGTATCCTTGAGAATATAAGTGTACTAGAGCAATTTTATTAAGTTCAGATACTAAAATACGTTGGATACGATCAATTGTGCGAGCAAATCTAATATCTTCGGCCGCTAACGTTGCTTTACCTTCTATGTTAGCATCATATCCTAAGAATGCTTTAGGTACTTTAAGTGCAGCAAATAGTTTATCTCTTAAGTAAGCAACGTCTTGAATACCATCGTAATCTAAACCTTTAGTGGTATCAATTTTAGTTGTTGTATCATTTCCACGAATCGGGATATAAAAATCCTCCATCATGTTTTGCATGTTATACTTCAAATTTTAGTCTCCAGTTTGTTTATCAACATATGGAGTACGTTTCATATTTGAAATAGTTTTTTGCATGAACGCATCTATTTCATTTGGAGGAATAGAACCTACGTTTACATAGAATATACGTTTTTCTGGGGCACGAGCAATTCTGTGAATCAACATTGCATCTTCCATCAAAGTATATTGTTTGAATAGTTTACGAGCCGGCTCCAAATATGAACGGCCATATGGAAGATAGTTAGTATCTCCAATTAATCTAAAATGGGCCATTTCGTAATTATCAAATGTTATACCACCTGTTTGATCAGTACCCATTCCTGTAACCGCATATAATCCACTGTTAGCATTAACTAAACCATCAGGGGAATATCTATATTTAACTTCGGTTGGGTTTTTTGGGTTAAATCCTTCTAATCTTTCAATGTGGAATGCAGTATAAGGTATAACATTATACACACCATATTTTTCGGCTATTTCTAGTTTTAAGAAAAAATCACCATACTTGGACATTTGTCTAACCCACGCCCACAAGTTAAATTCTATATTTAATACATCATAGAATAAATTGTATAGAATTTTTTGTATATTTTCGTTTGAAGAGCGAATAGATAATACTTCACCCATATCATTTTTCAACGTACATT